TGAATTTAATGCTATCTCAACTGCTATTGCTACTAAGCTTGAGTCTGGCTCAAGTTCTGCTGATGTAAATTTTCTACAAAGTGGAACTGGTGCTACTACTAGGACTGTGCAGAGCAAGCTGCGGGATGTGGTGTCAGTGAAGGATTTTGGGGCCGTTGGGGATGGGGTTACTGATGATACTGCGGCGATTCAGGCGGCTATCAATTCGCTAACAGGTGGTGGTTGTGTAGAGTTCCCATCGGGGACTTATCTGACAACAGGGGTCACTTTGCCCGCCTCTCCGCGAATCAGTCTGTCTGGCACCGACAATGTTTGGTTGAAAGCTGCGCCTACTGCAACAACTGTTCTAAAACTTCTCGGTGATATTTCAAGAAGCGGCAACAGAAGCGTCACTGGCATCAATATAGATGGCAACTCTGTCGCATCGGTGATCGGGTTTTCTTCAGGAACTGCGACATCTGCGGCGCTGTATGTCGATGTCAAAGATATGCAAGTTAAAAGGTGTTCGGTTGGCATTGATTTGTATTCCGCAATGGAACACACACTCATCAATGTCACCGCATACCTCAATACCGTTGGCATGAAGTTGCGCCAAGATGTGACGAATGGCGGGGCAAACGCAAATGCGTTTTATCGTTGCGCTGTTCAATCAAACACCATCGGGTTGATACTTGACGCTGCTTCTCCTTATCCGATGCAGAACAACACGTTCAGCAATCTCATTGTCCAGTCGAACACTCTTTGCGGAGTCGCCGCGTTTGGCGTCGAAAATGGAGTAACTTTTGACGGGTGCCACTTTGAGAATAACGCGACATCCGGCACCACTTTGGTCGTTGATTCAAACACGATCTACAAGTGCTCGATGCAGTTAGACGCTTCGTCCATCTTGATGGCAAACAGCGGGAACGGTGAAGCAACCGCGAACCCAGCGGTCAAGATGTTCAATGCATCAAATCTTTCGTTAAACAATGTTAGCGGATACGGTGTTACCGAAGGCGTGTTTTGCGAAAAATCCGACTCGACAAAATCTTATGTGTCGTTTGCGGGGGAATGCGTCTTATACGGAGTGGCCGGGTATGTAATGAACTGGTCTGGCATCGTCACAAAAACCAGTTCTGGCGCAAGATACGGTGCGCCAATCTTCTCCCTGTCCGACTATCCTAATAATACATACGCTGGTTCTGGTCTTATTGCTTGGACGCCCGAGGCGCAAAATGCCGTAACAGCCGTTCCCGCAAAAGCATGGGACGCTGACATGGGTTATGTGCAGAATGTGCAGTACGCGGCGTCTGTTGGATCAACCGGAACCAATAGAGTCACCTTCGCATCAACTCCGTCTGCTGTTGCCGTTGGCGACAAGATACTGGTTAGTTTTTTTGTCAAGGCGAGTGTTTCCACTACTCTCACGTTTTACATGGTTGGTTCTACTCAGTTGATGGGGCCAAAGTTGATTCAACTTGGCACCGACTGGCGCCGAGTTGTGCTGTGGGGCACTGCCGTAAACGCTTCGGCGGCCGGGTATCTCGTCTATGCTTACCCGACGAACACTGACGGGGCCAATGTTTCTTTCGCCCGCATGATGTGCGTACAAGTCCAGTCCGGCAACGATTCCTCGTTAATTGACCAAACCATGCAATATGGGTTGTTTAACCCCAATCAAAACACTCTGTACGGCCCCGCCGCGCCGACTACTGGGACTTGGGCTAAAGGTGACAGGATTGTCAATACCTCACCTACAGTAGGACAACCTAAAGCATGGTCTTGCACAGTTGCAGGAACACCAGGCACTTGGGTATCTGAAGGCAACCTTTAATAAATAAAAGAGACCCCACCCATGCCCACCCTAAAACAGCTCCTTCGCTCCCGCACCGTTCTGTTCGCAGTCGCAGTCGCGATCCTTAGCGTTCTGCAGGGATTTATTTTTATGCTCCCTATAGACCCCCATTGGCAAGCTTTGGTGGGTTGTTTGATTGCAGTTTCAATTGTTCTTCTTAGGGCTGTGACTAACCAACCTTTGTCTAGCAAATGAACCTGCTAACCTTGATTCAAGGCATCTTTCAGCCTGCTGCTGAACTGATTGACCAAGTACACACAAGCAAAGAAGAAAAGCTACAACACAAAGAGCGTCTCTTGCTTACTCAGGCTACAGTCATCGATCAGGTTCTTAAGTACGAGAAAGAATCCTTTGAAGCAAGGGCAAAGATTATTGAAGCTGAAGCCAAGTCTGAACACTGGCTAACTGCAGTATGGAGACCTATCACCATGCTAACTTTCTTGGCTTTGTGTGTTGGAGACAGCCTTGGGCTTCTTAGCACCCCCCTTAGGGATGAAGCGTGGACTTTGCTTCAGTTAGGTCTTGGTGGTTATGTTGTGGGCAGGAGTGCTGAAAAGATTACTAAATCTGTGTTAGGTCAATCAAAAGATGTATAATATTTATATTCCTGATTTACAAAACATTTATATTCCTGATGGTGCTACCCCTGGAATGTTCACTGTAGGGCCTCTAGGAGCTCCTGTGAGCGTTTCTGGGGTTGAACCAGTACCTACCCAAGGCATTGCTACTATGGCGGCCCCTCAGGCCCCTGTAGCGCCTCTAGGCAACACTGACTACACCATCAGAGAAACACCAGCATCAGCCCTTAGCATGCTTGGTGGTTTGCCTGTATCAGTCCCCGCTGAAGTTGCTGCTTATCTTTCTAGCCAACCACAGATTGTTTCACCCTTTGAAGGGATGCCTTCCTTGGTAGGTGCTCAAGACATCTTTGGTGGTAGGTCTTATGTAACCCATAGTGCAGCAGGGCCTTCCAAGGCTCGTGTTGGGCTTATGGAGATGAAACAGCTTAACCAAGCTGAAGGTTACAACACCACAATACGTCCTGAGTTCTTAGGTGAAACTTATCTCCCCTTTAGGCCTGAGGGTAATGACCCTAATGTTGTAAACGACACTAAGCTTTGGCACCAGTACTACACTGACAATAAAGACTATCGCAAATATCTCTCTGCAGATGAACAGACTGAGCTTGCTTGGCTTGATTATAGGACTGGTCTTACTGACAAGAATCAGTTTACTTCAGCAGTTAACCAAGTAAGAGAAAACTTTAATCTTCCTCAGAAAGTAGCTTTTGAAGACTTTGAAGCACACTTCTCGATTGGCACCAAGAGGAAGAAGTATTCAGACAACCCGTATCAGGATCTTCAAGAATATGGTCCTGCCATTGGTGGCTATTGGAACCCTGAGAATGACCCTAGTGAAACACAACAGGTGTTGTCTAACCCCTTTGTGCAAACAGCTATTACAGCGATTGGTAACGCCCTTGGTGGCCCTATAGGGGCTGCTATTGCCTCTACAGCAACCACTAGGGCTACTGGAGCTGACTGGAGTGATGCTCTTACTGCAGGGGCTGTTAGTGGTGCTGTCTCTGGTTTGGGTGTTCTTAATGAAGCTTCTCAAGCAGCCCAAGCAGCTTCTCAAGCAGCTTCTGGTGGTGCTACTTCTGGTGGTCTTAGTCTTTTAGGTCTTAATCCACAAATAACAGGCGCTCTGATTAAAGGCGCTAGTTCTCTTGCCCAAGGTGGTGACATCAAGGACGCCTTGGTGTCTGCTGGCCTTGGGTATGCCGGTGGCCCTGGTGGAATGCTTAGCAAAACATTAGGTGATCTTGGTCTTAATGTTGGTGAAGGTGTTATTTCCAAGGCTGTTGAAGGCCTAAGCTTGGCTGATGTTGCCAAGTTTGGTTATAAGTCAACACAAGATTTTGGAAGTGCTCTTGGTGGTTTGATTCAAAACATGGATCTTGGAACCCTAGAGCAAACAGGACTCTTTGGTGTTCTTCCTGAAGGGCTTCAGGACGCTATTCGTAAAGTACAGCTTTCCGATGTTCTAGCTGCGGGTGCTGGTGGTCTTGATCAAGGCCTCGCTATGAACATTATCAATGACATTAACCTCCCGTTTAATATAAAAATGGGGATGTTAACGGGTAATGTAGAAATTCCACAATGGATGAAAGACGCTTATCAGGCGGCTAAGCAAGGCATACAAACAGCAGCAGAAGCTGTTGAAGGTGTTGTACAGCCAGCAGCAGAAGCAGTAAAAGAGGGTGTTCAGGCAGCAGCAGAAGCTGTAGAGGGTGTTGTGCAACCTGCAGCACAGGCGGCTGAAAGGGTTGCTGAAAAGACTTACAGTGCTCTAGAACAAGCTATTCAAGATGCCACTAGTGCGGTTGTACCAGCAAACCCAGGCTCTATGTTTAATATTCCAAATATAGATCCTTTTGCTAATACTGCAGCAATTCCTGAGTTTAATATTCCTGATGTTAATGTTCCTAATGTAAATGTTAACACACCTGATGTTAATCTTAGCGCCCCTAATCTTGCCCTTAATATGCCCAGCAGTTCAAGACAATCACAAAAGAGTATGTTTGAAGAATATATTCCTTACCAGTTTGGTGGTCTTAGTTTCAACCCAAGAGCCCCTGTGATTCCTATGATCCAGCCGAGGGGTCAAGATCCTCTTTCAATTCTTCTTAGAGGTTAATTTGTAAATGAATTATCTAAGTTTGGTTAATAATGTTCTGCGTAGGATGCGAGAGGATCAGGTTGATAGTGTTTCTGAAACATCTTACTCAAGCTTGATTGGGGATCTTGTAAATGATGCCAAGACTTCAAATGAACACGCTTGGGACTGGAGTGCTCTTAGGGACTCTAAGACCATCACAACTGTTGCAGGCACTAACGAATACACCCTGACTGGTGCTGGAGAAGACTTTAAGTTTCTTTATTTTCTTGACACTACCAACAAGAGTAACATTGTTTATCAATCTAAAGAATGGATTGATGTTCAAAACAACGTAGACACGCCCCTTCAGGGTAGACCAAATTACTTCAGTTACACCACTACAGATTCTAATGGGGACATGAAGGTTATTCTTTATCCTACCCCTGATGCAGTTTACACCCTAAGCTTCAAAGGTGTCTTTAGGCAGCCCTTGTTGTCTGGAAACACAGACGTTATTAAAATCCCTTGGATTCCTGTAATGCATCTTGCACTTGCTTTTGCTGTCAGGGAGCGTGGTGAAACTGGCGGTCCTAATGCTGCTGAATACTTTGCAATTGCAGATAAATATCTTTCTGATGCAATTGCTCTGGATGCAGAAAAGCATCCTGAAGAAATGATCTACAGGACTGTCTAATGTCTCAAGAACTACAAACAGTAAACATTGTAGCCCCTGGCTTTATGGGGCTTAATACTGAGGACTCAGTTCTTTCGATGGAAGCTGCTTATGCTACCATTGCTGACAACTGTGTAATTGACAAATATGGTCGACTAGCTGCACGTAAGGGGTATGAACTTCTAACCACTAATGCTACTCAACTTGGTTCAAGCTACATCCAAAGTATCCATCAGTTTAGGGATTCTTCAGGTAATCAGGTTATCTTTTCTACAGGTAACAATAAGATCCTGAGTGGCACAACTACCCTTACTAATGCTACTCCTGCTTCTTATACGATTACTGCAAACAACTGGAAGATGGTTAACTTTAATAACCATGCTTACTTCTTCCAAAGGGGATATGAGCCCCTTGTGTACAGTAACACGCTAGGGGCTGTTACTAAAATCTCTCTACACCCATCTTACTCAGGCACAGCCCCTCAAGGTAATGAAGTTCTGGCAGCTTATGGACGCCTTTGGGTAGCAGACACAGCTTCAAATAAATCTACTGTTTATTGGTCTGATCTTTTGGTTGGTGCTGCTTGGTCTGGCGGCACCTCAGGTTCTATTGACCTAACCCAAGTGTGGCCTGATGGTTATGATGAAGTTGTGGCCCTAGCAGCACACAACAACCTTCTGATCATCTTTGGCAAGCATAGCATCCTTGTGTACCAAGGGGCTGATGCTCCTGCCACTATGCAGCTTGTTGACACTGTCCCTGGTGTTGGGTGTATCTCAAGAGACACAGTTCAATACATTGGAACTGATGTGTTGTTTATGAGCTACTCTGGCCTTAAGGCTTTTGGAAGAACCATTCAGGAAAAATCACTTCCAATGAATGATCTTTCTAAGAACATCAAGACTGACATTGTTTCTATTATCCAAAGAGAGATTGGAAACATGTCATCTGTTTACAGTCCAGAGAATTCTTTTTATCTTGTTTACTTTCCAACCAGCACAACTATCTTTTGTTTTGATGTAAAAGGTACTTTGGAAAATGGAGCTTATCGGGTTACTCGATGGCCTGTTGACGGATTTAAGTCATTTGAAAGACTGACTAATGGTGATATTTATATTGGAACTTCCTCAGGAATAGGTAAGTACACAGGATATATGGACAACACAGCCCCAATTGTCCTTAAATACTATAGTCCTAATTTAACTTTTAATGCTCCTTCAAGACTTAAGATTCTTAAGAAACTTAGGCCCACTGTTGTTGGTGGTAGTTCTTCTTCTATTTCTTTTAGATGGGGTTATGACTTTAGTGGTGCTACCAACTCTTTTGTGGTTTCTTTGGCTGATTATGGAAACAATGCTTTTTATGGAAGTTCACAATATGGCATAGATCAATATACTTCAGGTATTAACTACATTACACCCAATATTAACACAACCAGTAATGGAACAAGTATTGTGGTTGGTATGGAAGCAACTGTTTCTGATTATCTTTCTTTGCAGGAGTTTAATGTGCTTACCCTGCTTGGCAAAACAGTCTAATAGAGGATTATAAATTATGTCTTTGTGGTCTGATATTTTTGGTGCGGCAGCTCAAGCAGGAGGACTGTTTGGTGGTGCTGCTTTGGCTAAAAAAGCTTATGAAGAACTTGGTCAAGCAGGGCAAACAGGCTATGAACGATCAGGCCCTCTAGCCCAACAGCTTCTTCAGCAAACCCAGTTTAGACCCTTTACAGTCACCACAGGCCTTGGGACTTTACAGGCGACCCCTGAAGGTGGCTATACGTCCACCCTAAGCCCCCAGCAGCAAGCTTTGCAAAATCAGCTAATGGGTGGTGCTCAAGGGTTTTATGGGCAAGCTACAACCCCTCTAGCTCAAAGGCAACAACAGGTTTATGACGCCCTTCGTGCCGTTCAGATGCCTGAGGAACAAAGGGCTCGTCTTGACCTTGAACAACGCCTGGCTGCTCAAGGACGCCTTGGGCTTCAGACGGCACAATACGGTGGCTCCCCTGAGTCTTTTGCTCTTGCCAAGGCACAGGCTGAGGCACGTAACCAAGCTTCTGTAGCCGCTATTGAGCAAGCTATGAAGGAGCAGGCGCAGCAAGCTGATCTTGGTAGGCTGTACCAAACGATGGGTTATGCTCCTCTTGATGCCCAATTGTCTGCTTATGCACAAGGGCTTGGTGGTGCTGGTCTTGCCCAAGCAGCACAACAAGCAGGAGCAGGTCTCTTTGGTGAGGCTCAGATGGGTGGTTTGAATGCACTTCTTGCTGGCCGTATTGGACAAGCTAACCTTGCTGGTCAACTAGGTACTGCTTTGCTTCAAGGGAGCACTCAAGGAATGATGAGTGGTGCTGATGGTGGTATTGCCAGTCTTCTTGAAAGGATCTTTGGGTAATAATCATAATGATCAAGGGATTTAATTAATCATGGCAAGAATTAGTGATGCGGTTATTCAAGGTTTGATGAACCCTCGGTTTGGCTTTACTGGTCTTGCTGAGCCTATTGGGATGCTTATGGGTGGTGCCCAGGCACAACGACAAGCACAACAGAGGCAGATGGAGGCTATTCAAGGGGCTCTTGGTGCTCAGGACATAGGGGGGCTTCAGAAGGTCTTGAGTGGCTTAAAGCCTGCTGAAGTTCAAAACGTATTGGCTGTTTATGGTGCTGGTCAGCAAGCTAGGGCACAACAAGCTCAACTATCAGCACAAGAAGCTGCTTTGGCTAACCGTACTAGCCTGATGGAAGCTCTCTCTGATCCTAATTCTGCTCTTTCAATGCGACTTGGGCCTGCGAGGGAAGGTATTCTTTCCGCTGCTGGCGCAGGTTCTACTACGGGACTTCCTAAAGCGATTCAAGATGCATTAAAAAGTCGTGTTCCTGTTAATACAGATCTTGTGTCTCAATTGCAAGCCATTAGTGGCTCTGGTAATAGAGCAGCGTCTTCTTACTTGAGTGCCCTTCAAGACCCTAGCGGCTATGTTGATAAAGAAACTCAACAAGCCGCTTTGAGATACTTGGGAACTTATTCTAATAAAGGATCTGATAAAGTAGCTAATGTTTCTTTAGTGGATGCCTTGAGGAAGACAAAAGATCCTGTAGCGCTGGTACTCGCGTCTACTTATGAAAATGATCCAAACTCAACGATGGCTTCTCTTGCCATAGATTATCTAAGGGATCAAGGGGCTTCTTCTATTCTTAAAGGACTTGATTTTAATAATGTAGCCTCTCTTGAAAGTGCTCTACCTGATTTGACTAGCAACCCAGGTGCTCTGGATGTTGTTCAGAAAAGAATAGATGAGCTTAAAGTTGGAGAGAAGGTTGACTACGGAGCAATAGATGAAGCACTGAACACAACAATTGGACCAGATGCTTACAATAGGGCACGAGAAGCGATTCAACTTGCCGATAGTTTTAGTAACCTATTGGAAAAAAATAAGTATACCAAAGGGCAACAGTACGCCTTGGATACAATGTACACAACGGCGTTTAGTTCAGACCAAAGGGCTATGGCAGAATTTACTAGGCTAGGTGTTTCCAATGATCTAGTAGGCAGGATTTCCGATTCTATTAGCAAACTTGTGAAAGGCACACTCACAGAACAGAGTCTGAACGAGCTGAAGCAAAATCTTAGGAAGGTTTCTATATCATCCAGAAAAGCCATTCTTGAAGCGGCTAATAAAGCAGAGGCTGCTGGTGATAAAAAAACAGCTAGACAGATCAGAGCAATTCACGGAACTTCTGCAAGGGATCTCTAAATGACTCAAGATGAATACGATGATAAAGTTTTCATGATCGAAAACGCTTATGATCTTAATGATGAAGAAAAAGCTCAAAAGTTAGAGAGAGTCAGAAAGGAATTTCAGGCTTCTCCACCACCAGAGCCAGTACAAAAAACTTCTTTTCTCCAAGACATAGCCCTTGGTGGTCTTGATCTTTTGTCTTCAGTACCTGTTATTGGGTCTCTGGTTCAAGAAGATCCACTGACTCGCCTTGAAAGACTCGCTGCGACCGAAAGAGGAGAAGAAGAAAGCTACGCTCAATATATAAACCGTTTAGCAGAATCTGAAGCAGTTGCTCAAGAACAGCAAAAGAGAAGTCTTGTTGGTGTTCCTATGGAAGCAGAACAGGGCTTTGGTGGAACATTAACGAGATCTCTTATTGACCCTACTATTGTTGTTGGGCCTGGTAAATTCGGTACAGGTGCAAAAGCCGTTGGGTCTATCCTTGGGTTCAATGTGCTTCCTAATACACTCATAAACGGAGCAGTAATTGGTTCTTCAGGCATTGTTGATCAAACATTTCCTGAAGCATCTTTCTTGGGTAAAGAGCTTGCAACGATGATTGCAGGGACTTCCGTTGGTCTTGGGGCAGGATCTGTTATGGCAGGGTTTGAAGGGGCAAGGTCAATAAACCCCCTTGAAGCTCTTTCTTCTGCTGACATAAGAACAAAGGTTGCAGGAATCAAGGCTGCTGAAGGCTCTCCTGAAACACTTGCTGCAAAATTACAATACATAGAAGACTTGGGCAGGATAGCAGGAATTGACTTTACAAAAGGTTTTGCTAGTTTCATAGACAACCCGCATGTGAAGTCACTTATCCAAAGTTACTCTCAGACGGACCCTGAGTTTAATGTTGCCTTCATGGGGCGTTTGGATGACATGTACTCCAAACTTTCAAAGGCTTCGGATGAGATCATTGGTTCAATGGATGAACAGGATCTCAATGCAATAAGAAAGTCAGTGCAAGAATCTGGCTACCTTGAAGAACAACAGGCACTAAAGAACAGAGATCAGGCAATATCCCGAGTTGACCAAGAAACTCTCAACCTTAGTGAACAGATCTATAAGAATAGAGATGTAACTACGGCTGATCTTGGTAGGGAAGCCTATAATGTTTTAGAGGGTAAACTCGATAGCATTAAGTCGAATGTAATCAACCCTGCTTTTGAGAAAGCTAGGAAAGGCGCTCAGGACAGAAAGACTGAATTGACTTCAGCGGAAGTCGGCAATATTTGGAGTGTTGCTAGAAACCTAGATAGCAGTCTTGCCTTTGTTCAAGATTCGCCAGTGGCTTCTTCCATTCTTAGGAAGTGGGCACCAGAAGAAAAAGCACCTGAAGCCCCTTCTAGGATTATCTACAACAAAACAAAGGAAGAGTTAGCAGCAGAGGCTCTAAAGCAATCATCTGTAGAGACGTACTTCAAGCCAGTCCCTGTAGAACAGATCATCTCTTTGGACCAAGAGGTTTCTAAACTGCTTCGTGCCGAGTACAGAAAAGCTAATCCTGATGGTCAAAAAGTTACCAGACTCAAGCAACTCAAGACTTCAGTTGAAAAGACAATCAATGAGAGTATTGCACAAAGAGACCCTGAGTTCACTACTGACTACAACGAAGCTAAGGGTCTTTTCAAGACTCTGATTGCTGGCCCTATTAGAGACACCAGTCTTAGGTCTCTTAATAGCAGAACACTTTCCACTGAAGTGTTTAACAACTTTAGCAATGTTCAAAAGGTTCGTGACTATCTTGATTTTACAGGAGAAGCTGGCGCTGATGTTGTAAGAAGGGCTTACAGGTTCCATCTTCTTGGTATGCGAGACCCAGGAACAGGCTTTATTCCTCAGACTAAACTTAATGCTTTCCTTCAAGATCCCAACACAGCAGCTACTCTTAGGCAGCTTGGTATGTACGATGAACTGAAGGGGGCTAATGCAAAACTTGCGGAGTACGAAGCTGAACGTCAAAAACACAACGAGACTTACAATAATTTTGTAACTGAAAATGCTAGAGGGTTTTTTAATGCTGTAGCTAATAAAGAGCTAGACGGTGTTGTTACGGATATGCTCAACAACCCAGCAAAAAGAGAAAACTATGTCTCAGCCATCTCAAGGCTTCCTAATACACAACAAGAGCAGATTAGGCAGGCACTAAGAAGGGAGTTTAAGACAAAGGCTGAGAAAAGCAGCCAAAGTCTTTCTGAGTTTGTTTTGGATGAAACAAATGCACCAGCAGCAAAAGCAATCTTTGGTGAGGAGCACTACGGAAATTTAGTTAAGCTAGCTAGAGTTGAAGACCAGATAAACCAAATGGCGAACACACTTTCAGTAGCCACGTTGAGGACTGGTGCTACTGATGCTTTCCAAGAGGCAACGGGTGTTTCTTTGGCTTCAACATTAGGTACTCTTAGAAACCAAATACTTTCAGGCCCAAGAAAAGCATTGAATATCACTTCACAAATGCTGACCTCAAAGGGTAAAGACCTTGCTGCAAAGAAGTACGAGAATCTTTTGCTTGACGCAGACGTCGCTAAAGAACTGGCTAACTCAATGAGTCTTTGGTCTAGACTCAAAGGAGCAACGAAAGATAAAGCAAAAACAGCAGGAACTGCCTTTGTTAAAGCCTTCTTTGGGGGTACTCAGTTTACGACGCCTCCTCTGTACAGCAGCCCTATGACAGTACAACAAGGAATGACGGTTCCAGGACCACAGGTTCCTTTTGCACCCTTTGCCCAAGGTGCCCTTGCAGCAAAGCCTGTGTATGCTATGGAGAGGGCTTCAAGGGTTAATGAAGCAGAGCAGGCTGAAAGACTTATGCAACAACAAAGACAAGGTATGTTTACTGGTGGTGTGCAATGATCAAAAAATCAGACCTCAAATGTAACCAACCAAAGAGAACCCCAAGCCACCCTAAGAAGTCTCATGTGGTTAAAGCGTGCGAAGGTGGCAAAGAAAAGATCATCCGGTTTGGTGAGCAAGGTGCCAAGACCGCAGGGAAGCCTAAGAAGGGTGAATCTGAAGAAATGAAGATGAAGAGGAAAAGCTTTAAGGCTCGACACGGTAAAAACATAGCAAAGGGTAAATCCTCTGCTGCTTATTGGGCTAATAAGGAAAAGTGGTGATATGAAACCAGGTCTTTATGAAAACATCAGGAAGAAGCGTGCTCGTATAGCCGCCGGTAGTGGTGAGCGAATGCGTAAACCAGGCACTAAAGGTGCCCCAACAGCAGAAGCCTTCAAGAAGGCAACTAAGAGGAAAAAGTAATATTATGTTCAAACCATGCAAAGGATGCCCTACGCCCGCTAAGTGCAAGAAGGCCGGTAAGTGCCTTAAGAAAGAAAAGCATAAAGAAAAGTATTAAAAAAATAAGGGGGCCACATAAGGCCCCCTTTTAGCTTCAGAGTGGATCTTTTATTGAGTCTACAAACTCACAAAGATTACCCACACAAGCTAGTGTTTGTGCCCCTTCAGTGTTGTCCTCGGTCTCTTTTACAAGATCCCAATCGATGTCCGTAGGCATACTCTTGACACCTTCCAAATACGCTTGCTCAGTAATCTCCTCATAAGGGGCTTGCTGATAAGAGTGTTCAGAAAACGGCAAGAAGGATACGCCTGAAACGTCATCAAAGTTATTATAAATCCACTGTCCAATCTCTAAGAACTCAGAGTCCTTATAGTAGACAGTCTGGGACACCTTATGCTCACACCACCACTGCTGGTAAACAGCATTCAGCTCTAGCTGCTCCATAGCTTCCTGCTCAGAAGCCATTACAGAGCCTTCTGGGGCCTTTTGGTAGAAAGTGAATACCTTAGTAGTGGGTGAGGTTACATCAGTCTCTACGGGCACCCCAGAGGCTTCCAGAGCACCACACAGGGGATCCCTGGAGTCAGCCCTGACCCTACGGATATAGTAGGGGCTAAAGCGCCCATGGATGCCACTGGCAGAGTCTACAAGCTGAGACACAGTCCCTGAAGGCTTCACACAGGTGATTGCCGTAGACTGATTAATCTTGAGTCGCTTAGCCCAGATCTTGTTAGTTTCAATAGCAACATTCCTGAGCTCATTAAGCCACTTTGGCAAATCTTTAGATCGTGGTTTGGACAACAGATAGTGATCCATGATCCCCGTCAAAGACACACCAAGGAGACACTCATCTTCAGTATTAGTCTTCCAGACGTTCCTCAGGTACCTAAAGTTAGTCAAGGTTGCTTGAAGGGTGCCAAGAATGGTTGCAATTCTAACTTTGTGTATTAGATTTTCAATGTTATCTTCACTACGGACAACCACTTCACTCAGGTTACAAAATTGGTTAGGACGTAGAATGATCTCTGAACAGGGGTTTGTTCCAAACTCAAAATCAATATCCCTGCGATCATTACGTGCAGCCTGCTTCTTTGCAGCTACCCTAGAAAAGATACCCCTCTCGCCACTCTTGGACTCGTAAAGAGCCACCCATTCAGACAAGAAGTGCTCAAAGTCAGGCTTCTCGGTGTAGCAAGCTGAGTTGTTGGAAAGACCCCTTTGCGGGGAATCTACCCACCATTGCCCGTGCTTTGCGCGGCGAATACGTTCATCACTCAGGTTGCTTAAAGAGATTAGGGCGCTCCTACGGACTCCACCAACGACAACAATTTGTGCGATTTTGCAGCAGAGGTCGTGGCATTCCAAGCTTGTAAGCTTTCTTCCAGCCGCTCCTTTAAAGAGTTCAACTGTGAACCTGAATAGGCTGACAAGAGGTTCTGGACCAGATGCCCGGCCTCCGAAAGTCTTGAGAGGGGCACCTGCAGGACGCACTCCACTGACATCCCACTTGGGTACTTGGCCTGAGTAGAGTAGCGATACCAGTTCTCGGAAGGCTTTTGCCCATCCAATCTTTGAATCCGCGACGTGAATGATGGTGTCTGTGTCATAAAGAGATTCTGCTACCTCAGGTAGTTTGTTGATGTATTGACGTTCAACACTAAACCCTACCCCAGTACCACACATCAGAATATACATCATCTCATCAAAGGCCCTTGGGCTATCGATGGTGATATAAGAGCAGTTAAAGCCTGCTACGTTGTCTCGATCAAGTGCCTCACCTGCGGTCATCATGGCACGCATTGAAGGCATTACTTCCATGTTGAAGATAGCTTCAAAAAGCTCAGATTCTTCTTCCTTGGTGATCAGACCCTTTTGGGTCCAATAGCCCGTGTAGCGTTCTACAGTTTCTTTCCAAGACTCCCGGCGGTTCTGTTCTGGAAGATAACGTGCATAGCGGCTTTTATGAATGTACTGCTGATATAGATCCATTAATAATCCTCCCCGTTAGCTAGTGCAGACATGTGCATCATAAACTTGTGCCGCTCAAAGGCCCCCATAATTTCAATGACACTCAGTTGCGGCGTTGTGAGCGTATATACATGATTGCCTTTCTCAAAAATAATAATACAAGCATCAGGCAAAACGTCATCAAGTTGAGCCTCCTTAAGCAACTGAGCGACCGTCATGACTTCTTCTTGTTCTTGCTCTTGGTCTTTCTTGCCAAAGTTACCTTCAATGACGTGCATTTTTAACGATCTCCTCGACCTTGGATAGTTCCTTCTGCCAGACGCTTTTCAAGCTTGGAGATGTTGGTACGTGCAACATCATTAAAACTAATGTTCATATCATCAAGAACCATCGCCAGGTTCCAAAGGACATCACCAGCCTCACTGACCACCTTATTGCGTTCAATAGAAACAGCATCACCACGCAACATAGGCTTGATAAACAGATCAGCAAGCTCAGCAGCTTCAACCATCAGGGAAGCTACAGGATACATACGGTCTTCATAAATAGCAGTCTTGGAAGCAAGACGCTGATAAAGATCAAAGTCAATATACTTATCCATTATATTTGAATACCTCCTCAATAAGTTTATCGAGATACCACCTAGCTTTTTTAAGGTCTTCTAGGCCATTTTTGTATTTGTATCTGTGGAGGTATTTTAACACAGAACCCTCATAATATGAAGACGCCGTGCTTCCTAATTGTTGCTTGATATAATCAATAGCTTCAATTGATCCTTGGTTATAATGTTTTGGTTTAGAAACCGCATCCCACTCTGAAGGGGTGGCTTTGTCAATGCTCATTTTGATTTTCTCTTTGAATGATATTTGGATACTTTTTCTGAATTAATATATTCAAGAAGGTTTTCAACAGTATCTAAAGTATAAACCTTAAAACCTTCCTTTAGACACCATTCGCCCATTGTCATTTGAGCACCTTTGCGGAGCTTTTTGTTTGGGTCTGATAGAAGGAATACCAATTCTGTATTTCTGTCTAGGCTGTCTCTGATTGCTTTATACTTCTGTGTATCACCTGCTCTGAAAAACCCTTTACATTCCACCATAAGACCAGTATGGGAATGAACAAAGTCAGGTTTGTAATCCCTATGGACCACATAAGGCACCATAAAAGGTTCAAAATCAAAACCCTCCCCCTTTACACAAGCAGAGAAAGCTTTTTCAAGACCACTTCTAAACTTACTCAATCTGCTCATTAGGAATCTCAGGCACATTAGGTTCATTAACTACTTTAACCAGAAACCTGGGGCCATTTGAGTACACAAATCCCCTAACACCTGGCCAGCAGACCTTCTTAAAGTGACAATAAGAGCACCCAGTATCCAGTCTTAGGTTACCTGACTTGCCGTCTGGGATAGGCTCATGGCAGTGCTTGGGTGGTTCTTTTAGTTGCACTACTTCGTTAATGTGTTTAACACGATCTTCAATCGAGTAAGCAATCGTTTTATAGATTGGAGCTTGTGTGTCTTGCTCATCATAAAGCAGGTAGGTCAGGTGACCGTTCTGCTTGTCCATTGCCAGCCAGCCATACTTAGTTTCACCCTCTGAGTGCGCATAGGCTTTGATCTGAGCCACGTAACCAAAGTCATCATCATAAGCAAGAGACCCGTCCTTGAACTTCTTAAACCCATAGGTGCTGGTGGATTTAACGTCAGTGACAATCCCGTCTATCTTGCAGTCCATGCTACCTTTGATATCACCCACAGTGCATGGGTGCTGCTCATGAGTCACTTCATGCCCTGACATCTTGGTCAGGAACAGCAGCATCTCCTCGATCAGGTGTCCATACATGAACTTGATCAGGTTCTCAGG